AGGTGATCGAGCCGAGCCGCTCGATATCGAGGGTGACATCCAGCGTGTCAGTGTCGAAACGGACGGGGACATCGAATTCGAACCCGGCGGTGATGGCGATGCCAGCCGCCGGGGCTGTGTCGAATGTTACCACGCCGGTCGCGGTGTCGATGGCCCAGCCGCTGGCCAGTTCCGTGCCATCGAGCGCGATACGCAGGGTGCCTGCGACGGGCTTGGTGATCACCCGCGTCCAGGTCTGGCTGCCCGAGCCATAGCGTTTGGCCAGCTGGAAGGTGGTCGTCGCGCCGTCGCCCTCGCCGATGACCTGATCCTGGTGCCCCGGCGCCTGTGACGGCAAGCCGGACTTGTAATCCGCCCAGTCCTTGAAGCGAAACCCGTGCAGGCGCCCGTTGCGCGCCTCGAAGAAGGCGACGACAGCAGCCAGGTCATCGGCGCGGCGAATGCCATAGGCCACATCGTAGCGGCGGCGCGAATCGGCCCAGCTGGCGTTCCGCTCTTCGTCGCCGGAGGCCAGTTCGACCACCTGCGTGCGCCGCTCCGGCCCGCCGCGCGCGCCGCGGCCGATATTGTCCGGAAACCGGACCTCGTGAAACGCCATCACATGCCTCGCCTGCCGAGATTGACCGCGCGGGCGATGTCTGCCGCCACTTGCGTGCGCGATTGCCGGAAGCTCTCGGCGTCACGCGCCATGATGGTCACGTTGACGGTCGTGCTGCCATCACCGCGCCCACCGTAGCCCGCCGCTTCCCGCCGCGAGAGCACGCGCTCACCGCGCTGCAGAATCGCGGGCACCTCGTCCGGCCTCAGCCCGGCCCAGCCGCCGGAATGCATCCGCGGCGCACCCGCGAAGGCCAATGCCGGGACCATGCGACCGGGACCGGGGGCACCGACCGTGCCGCCCGCATGCAGGACGGAGGCGAACATGCCCCCGGCGCCGCCGAGCACTCCCGAGAGCACCCCTGCCAGCGGGCCGAGGATGAAGCGCCGCGCCGCGAGCCGGGCCAGATCGGCGATCATCGAGGTCACCAGATCGCGGAAGTCGAGCTTGCCCTTGCGCACGAAGTCGGCGACGGCGGTCTCGGCGGACCGGAAGGCACCCACCAGCGCTTCCCCGATATCCGCGCCGATATCTCGGGCCTTGTCGGCATACTCAGCGAGTTCAGCCGTGACGGCCTGCCAGCCAGTCAGCGCCACGTTCGCGCCGCTGCCCGTCTCCTCCCCCGCCCGGCGTCCGGCAGCACCCGCGCGCCCGGCCGCAGCTTCGGCCTCGTCAAGCGCCTCGGCCACGCGCCGCGCCCCCGCACTCGCGGCATCGAGCGCATCCTCTGTCTCGTCGCCCGAACCCTGCACGGCCGCCACCAAGGCGGCCACCGCCTCGCGCAGACCGTCGAAGGCCGTGGCGCGGGTCTCGGAAGCACGCTCGCGGAAGCGGTCGGCGGCGACACCGGCATTGCTGGCGGCATGCTCCAGCATCGAGGCCCAGGACTGCGCCCCGAACCAGTCGATCTGCAGATCCGAGCCGATGCGCTCGGAGATGGCGTTGAAGGTCGGGCCGATCTGGCCGAGGAAATCGGCCCATTTGCCGGCAAGGAAGGCCATGAGCCGCGTCCAGATACCCTCGATATCGGCGCGCATGGCACGGAAGTCGTCGGCGAAGGAGCCGAGATAACGCCCCATGCCGTCCCAGACCGCGCGCGCCACATCGCCCATCAGCTCGAGCGCATTGCCAAAGCCCCCGGCGCCGGAGACGAGACGCCCGAACTGATAGACCAGCTCGCCCGCACCGACTATCAATGCGCCTATGCCCGTGCGGATCAGTGCCCCGCGCAGCACGACCAGCGCCGTGGCGAGCCCGCGCACAGACAGCGCGGCGGCGGCCAGCCCGGCCACCCAGCGGCCGGCCATGAAGGCGGCAAAGCTGGCGGCAATGCTGGCCAGTCGTCCGAGATTGTCGAAGAGCCCCCGGATGGCCTGCCCGAGCGGGCCGGTGGTGCGGGCGACAGCCGCCATGGCATCGGCCACGGCCTCCAGCGCAGGTGCTGCGGCGACGGCCAGCTGGTTCGACAGCCCCCGCCAGATCAGCCCGAGCCGCGAGATCGCGTCATTGGTGCGTTCGATCTGCGCGGCGTCCTGGTCCGAGACGACGACGCCGAAGTCCCGCACGTCCTGCGTGGCCTGGCGTAGCGTGGCGCTGTCGATGCGCCCGAACACCAGCGCGGCGCGGTCGCCGAAGAGCTGCGAGGCGACCGCCGCGCGCTCGGCCTCGGGAATGAGGCGGCCCAGCGCCTCCTGGATGGTGGCAATGCGCGCATCGAGCGGCAGCGCCTGCAGATCCTCGGCCGAGAGCCGCAGCCGGCGCAGCGCCTCGACAGCCGGGCCGGTGCCCGACGCGGCCTGGCTGAGACGCCGCGTCAGTTGCACTGTCGCCTGTTCCACCTGTCCCATCGACACACCTGCCAGATCGCCCGCGCGCTCGAGCACCTGAATGCTGGCCACGGTGGTGTCGAGCGAAGCGGCAAGCTTCGCCTGCGCATCCACCGTCTGGAGCCCGGAGCGCACCATGGCCACGCCCGCCGCGGTCGCAGCCGCCACCGCTGCAGCCGCTGCGACCCGCACGCGCCGCGCAAAGCCGGCAAGGCGCCGGTTCGCGGCCTCCATCTCCTGGCTGAGCCGCCCGAAGCCGCGCTTGCCTGCCTCGCCTACACCCTCAAGCTCCGAGCGAACTTGCCGCCCGCCCGTCGCCGCGAGGCGGACGCTAACCCGTTTCTCCGCCATGCGCGCTATCCATCTGCTCGTTGATCTTGCTCACCATCACCGCCTCGATGGGCGGCAGGAGTTCAGCGGCGACGACCGGCGGCGCGCCCAGCGCCTCGGCCAGCGCCAGTGCCGCGCCCATGTCCCATCCGATCACGGCGCCGCGGACAGCGCGCAGCTGACCGCCGAGGCGCTGCGCCAGGTCCCAAACCTGCCAGCCTTCATGCGTAAGTGGTCGGTTCAGCCGCGCCGGGCAGTCCGGGCAGGCTTGCGTAGGGCCTTCGCTGGGTTCGCAACCCTCGCAATATCGCGCGCCCCCGCCGTACTCCCACTCGGCGAGGGCGCGGAGGCGTTTTTTTCCTGCTCCAGCAGCAGGCCCTTCGAGACGTATGTGAGCTGGAACGCCTCAAAGATCGGCCAGATGTCGAGCAGCGCGTCGATGGCCTCGGGGCTCGGGTCGATGGGCGTGCCGTCTGCATCGCCGATCCCCTCCCAAGCCAGCACCGCGCGCCGCGCGAGGGCTTTCGCGAAGGCCATGGCGCGCTCCTCGTCGGAGGCCTCGTCGGGCACCGCCTCGACCTCCGGGTCGGCGCGCGTCGCCACCATCAGCGCCGTGGTCAGGGGGCGCAGCCGCACCCGCACACCAGGGGCGAGATCGTGCCAACGCGGCGCGTTCGTCAGATCGAGCGTGAGCATTAGTAAGCCTCCACTGCATTCACCAGCGTTGCGGTGCACATCCGCCCCTCGGTCGCGTCGCGCGCGGCCTGCCAGTCAAAACTGGCCTGCACGCCCTGCGGCCCGGATATCTCGATGCGCGGGCGCGGCAGGTAAACAGCGTGCACGGTGAAGGTGAAACTCTCCCCCGAGGGCAGGCTGTAGGCGAACTCCATCTCGCAGGGGTCGCCATCGATGGCCTGCGTGACCAGCGTCTGATCGGCAAAACGCACCTCGATCCGACCCGTGAGCGCGGCGATGGACGGGTCCGCGCCATCAATGCGCCCATCGGCGCGGATGGTCTCGATCCGGTCGAGATTGTTGGCATAGGTGATCTCGGCCGAGACGACATTGCCCAAGCTCACGCCGTTGCGCTTGATGGACCCGTTGAAGTGGCCGAAGCGTTTCAGCGCCAGCTCGGCGGGGGTGCCCGCGCTGGTGGTCGTGCCAACCGCCTCGCCTTGCGCAACCAGTCGCGCCGTCGCGGTCAGCAGCCCGGAGCGCTGCATCTGCCAGCTGAGCTGATCCAACACGCAGCCCGAATACATCGCATAGCGCGGCACCTCGGGCATGCCGGTCTCGATCGACATGCTGGGCAGCGTCCAGGCGCCAGACTGGAACTCGTGGGTGTAGGGCGCTTCCGCGCCGGTCGTGGTCGGCGCACCGAAGGCCGCCTTCAGCCAGAAGCCAAACGCCTGCGCATCGATGGGAACCACCACATCGCCATCGGAAGTCACCGCGTCCTTGATCGGCGGCAACGGATCGCGGCCATAACCCAGAAGCTCGCTGTTCAGCAGCGGCTGCTCGGCGCCGAGCGTCGCGCTGGCAAACGGCATCCGCGTAAAGCCGCTCACGGGCGGGGTGCCATAGGTCGTCTCGAACGCCAGCGCCATCTGCGCCCGCGCCCCCTGGGCTCGTGCCATGTCGTGTCTCCTCGGATTGTCAGGTGGGTCAGGCCAACGGGTCGGCTGTAGAGTAGTGGAGGATGATGGGGATCACGGCGGCCTTGAGGGTGGCCGCGCCCTCGACCGGCAGATCGACCGGTCGCGGGGCCTCGGCCTCGACCCAATCGCAGAGCCCGCCAAGTGTGCAGTCGCCGGAGATGGCCGCACCAATGCTGGCGCAGAGCGTGGCAAATGTCGCATCATGATCGGCCCCTTGCACCACCGCCTCGATCTCGGCCCGGTGCTGGTAATGGTAGCGCAGCGGCGACAGCGTCACGCCGGGCTCGCCCGGATCGCCATCGCGCAGGATCATCAGGCCGACGGCGGGCACGCGCTCTGGCAGCACATCGCCGCGCAGGACCGGCACATGCGGCACCGTGCGCAACAGGTCCGCCAGGGCGGAGAGGATGGTTTCGCGTGGGGTGGGCACGTTTTGGCTCGTTTCTTGACTAAGTGTTCGCAGGCCGTCGAAGTCTCGTTCGGGATTGCCATTACCGACATGCGTCGGTAATGTATCCTCATGCGAACACGACTCACCAAATCCCAGCGTCGGGCCGACATCCTCGACAAAGCGCGGAAGCTTATCTTGGACCAAGGCTTGTCCATCACCGAGATGGAAGACATCCGTCTTGCCTGCGGTATTTCCCGCGGTGGTCTCTATCACCACTTTGCAAACAAGCGCGCTGTCCTTGCGGCCTTGGTCGAAGGCGAGGTCGCGGACCTCGTCGAAGTCATCGAGTCGGCAAAGGGCTGCCCGATCGCTGCCTTGCTCAGGGCAGGCTCGGGCCACCTCGGCAGCGTTCCCGGTATCCTGCCAGGATTGTCCACCGAAGACGAACGCCTCGACTATCTCTCGTGCCTGGAACAAGCCTTCGCCGCGCAGATGAGCGAGCCGCTGGGCATTCGATTGCAGAATGCCGTACTGCCTGACGTGGATTCCAACCACGTCGCTGAGCTTTTCCTCACAGTAACTACGCACATCAACCGACGTGAAATCCTTGGGCAATGGAGCACGGAGGAAGCAGCCGGGTTTGCAGCAACGGCTCTTCAGATGCTTTCGGCAATGCTCGAAGAAACATCGGAGCTCGATACAATCATTTCAGATCTCAGAAGCAGATCGGAGTTATCATGATACCTGTTCCCTTCCTTGCCCTGACCTTTGCGATCTCGCTCGCGGGCTTTGCCTGCATTCTCGCCATCCCGGCTGCCCGGAGCCCCGACACAGTCGTTGGCCTGCCATTCTGGCTCATCATGGTGTGGGGACCGTCGCTGGCCGCCATCATCCTGAGTGCGCGCAATCACGAGTTGGCCGATCTGCTCGGTCGCACGATAAAGGTATCCACTGTTCCGCTGTCGGCCTGGGCCCTTGTTCTGGCCCCGTTGGCGATCTTGCTGCTTCTCAAACCCTTCGCGCCAGACGGCACGACGCCGATCAGCGTAGGCCTTGTCGCCGTGATGATCGGCTTCAACCTGATCCTCGGTCCGCTTGGAGAGGAACTCGGGTGGCGGGGCCTGCTTCAGGAGCAGTTGAACCAAAGGATCGGCTGGCTTGAAGCATCTCTGTTGATCGGTGCCATCTGGCTGGTTTGGCACCTGCCACTCTGGACCATCGACTCGCCACATGCCCAGATTGCGCTGCCCCTCTTTGCCGCGCACTGCATGCTCTATTCGGTGATTATCGGTGCGGCCTACACGATGTCGGGCGGATCGATACTCCCGGCGATCCTCATCCACCTGACAGTCAATCTTGCCGCCAATCTTGCCATCTTCGCCGGCTTCAAGGATCCAAACGCGTGGTTTAGTGCGAGTCTCAGTCCTTTCCTGCTTTTGGCCGTCTGCGCAATTGCCTTGGTGTATTTCCGGACCGGTCTTTCTGGGATCAGATGGCTTTAGTTCTGAACCGAGTAAGCACCGAAGCCAAAACAACAATAGAACGGCAAGCAAGTATCGCGCGGCTTCCGCTACTGACCCCTGCCCTCGACCCAGTTCGCCACGATCAGCCCCGGCACGCTGTCCTGCGCCCGCTCTGCATCGCGCGCGAGGTCCAGCCGCTTGCGCAGCTGCACCTGCGGCACCAGCAGGAAGATCGGCACGGTGGTGACGCCCCGGCCGGTTCGCGACCGGCTGGCGACAGCGCGCCCGCGGGCATTCAGCCGTCCCTCTGCGACCAGCAGGCTGGGGCCGGTGCGCCGATAGACGAAACGCAGGCGCAGGCCCGAACGCCGCTCCCAATCGCCGGGGCTGATGCGCCCGCCGCGCGAGGATTTGCCGGCGGCGGGTGTGGGGATCGCCAGCCAGAAGCCGTTGCGCGACCTGATCAGTGGCCCGCTGTCATGCGCGCCGATGATCAACGGTGCACGGGACCACACCACGGCCGCCGCGCTGAGGCTGGGCCGACCTTTCGGAAACTGCTCGGAACGGATCGTGCGCGCCAGCCGCTGACCCAGCCCGGCGCCGGTTATCTGCGCGCGCCAGGCGCTCTTGACGTTGTTGCCCGCCTCGCGTGTGGCGGTGGTGACCGCGCGCTCGCCGGCCCTGATCTCGGCGGCCATCATGGCGACGAGGTCCGGGGTGATGTCGAGTTTCAGCTTCATTGTTCGCTTTCTGTCACACCGGCCTCAGATCGACAGTCCATATGAGCCGTTCCCGATCGCGCACTGGCTCGCCCTGGATGATGAAAGCTTCACCCTCGATCTCGATCCGGTCGCCCGGGCGGGGCTCGGGCACCTCGGCTACGCGCAGGTCGATGCGGGTGGTCTCCGACCAGAGCCGGGCGTCGCCGAAGCCCGTGACGTCATCCGCGCGGCGGGTGACCACGCGGATGAGCTGGGGGGGGCCACCGTCCGCGATGTATGTCGCATCGCGGGCGATGTTGGGATCGGCGAAGAGGTTGTCGATGGCGGCGGCGAAGACCGACATGCGCGCGCGCGTCAGTTCGAGCTGTGCAGGCGGATCGCGAGGCGCGGGCGCTTGTTCACCGGCAGGATCGAGGCCTCGGTCATCAGGTCGATCCAGCGGCCCTTNGCGTCCATCATCTGGCGGGCGTAGAGCGGCAGGCCNACGGTGTTGGCAGTTTCCATAAGGTTCGCGGGCCCGCC